GGTCCAAACATAAATCGCATCTCTACCTCTAATTGCTCCAATGATCCGTGATCCGTCGGCCAGTCTTTGTGTGCCAGCTGTATTGGTTGCTGTTGGTGTATAAGTATTAATATCCTCTTGATCAGAGAATCTTATAAACATATCATCTTGAGTAGAGGGTGTTCCTATAGTTGTTTCTGTTCCAAAAAATACTAAGTGACGATCTGGAGTAGATACTATCATATGCCTTGATGCAGTAGGTGCACCGGTTATGATTGCTGCCCTTGTAGTTGTTGCATTTGATAGACTAGAGTCCCATGAAAATACTTGACCATTGTGAATTAAACAAATTGCTTTATCACCAAAGTTATCTATTGACCACATCCCTGGTTCTATAATTAAATCTCCTGATGCTGCCTCACCCCAAGCTATAAAATCAGTTGAGTTTGTAACTGTTGCACCATCGCTGTGAGAAGCAGCTGTTGTTCCAGCAACACCTCTTGTTAAACCTGTAAGTGTGTTTCCACTAACACCAGTATAAGATATTTCCTCAGATCCAATAATCACAAAATTTGTGCCTGTGCTAGGAAACAATGAGGCATCTGTTAATGTAAGAGTTGTTACAGAATCATTAATAGCCCCGTTTAAAGTTGTGGTTACCGCTCCAGCGTCTATACCATTCCAAGAACCTAAACCCCAACCAAATCCTTGTGCTTGCACCGCTGGTCCTACAGGATAATAATGTTGAACTCTAATACCACCTGATGTTGTTGCACCAGATCCAGACTCATTAGATGCCATGGTAATGGTTAAAGTTGTTGTTGATGGCACAGTAGTTACCATAAATTTTTTATCATCAAAATCAGATGCGTTAAAGTCTGAGTTAGTTATTGAAGAAAAATTATCTAATAATATTATATCTCCTGCCGATATATTATGAGCTGATGAAAAAGTAATTGTAACTGTAGGCGATCCGTTAGTTGTGCTAAAAGCACTTGTAAGCGTAGTAGTAGTTTTAATAGGGTGTATGTCATAAAATATACCTCCAGAAAATGCATATAAAATTCTATTAGTTCCTATAATTGCATACTTTCTTCCTAAACTATTTACAAAATGATGAAGCCCTCTCGCAGCTCCTGTTAATTCATCTGTGCCTAATTGCTTCCAACCACCTATTTTTTCAGGTGTGCCATATCTAAATCTAACATTATCACAGTCTACCCACTGACCTTCAGCTGTAGTTTCTGAAATTTGTTTATTTATACCTGGTTGGAATCCTATTTTTTGCAACATAATGTGCCTATATTACACGATTTTTATTTAATATAAACTATATTCAATACCGCTCTATAGTCAACATCTGTATGTGTAGTTCCAAAATGAAGAGTATTAGTAGGAAAAGTGATTAATCTATTTTCGACAGAGTCAATTTTATTCCCATTTACTATTTGAGTATAGCCATTATTTGTATTCATATACAAAATACTAGTCAAAGTATTTTCAGTTTCAATATCATCTACATGTGGTTTAAATTCTATTATCTGATCAGTTTTTTGAGTAAAATTTAATTTAGCTCTGACTATATTAGTTGCACCAATCTCAGAAACAAACTGACTCATTATAATAGAAAAGAAAGGACTAGTCTTTCTTTCTTGATTTTCACCTACAATTTTTACTAAATTGTGGGTAAACTGAGTATTACCATCTCCTTCTTCAACTTTAAATTTTTGATAATACCATGGAAACTCATCACTAAATATTATGTTTTGCATATTAAAAAAGTGATCGTTATTTAAAAAATTATTCTCTACTGTTATCATCTTTACTTAAATCTAGTTTTTCTTCATAACCATCATTTAACTTTTTTTGTAAATCTTTAGTAAAGTTAGTATTCCAATCCATTACTATTTTTCCTAAAGCATTTCCAAATAAATTTAATGCTTCTGGACTAAAGTGTATTTTTTTATTAATAGAAATGGTTTTTATTTCCTCTTCACTAAACTCTACATCACATGCTCCAGTATCTTTGTATTGTATAAATTTCATTTTAATTCTCCTTTAAGTGCCAATGAGTAGAAGGTAAACTCCAATAGTTTCTTCTATCCATATAGTTGTCTTTATATAAACCATCTTTTTTTACGTAGTGTAAAAATACTTGGGCGTTCCAATCTCCCTCAAATGTTTTTCTATAGTGAGGAACTTTAGCACCAAGATATACAGCTGCATCTCCTGGTTTAAGATTTATTGGATTATCATCCATGTAAATAGGCCATTCTTTATCACCGCCTATATTAACTGTTACACTTATTTCACACGAAGATCTATCTTTATGTTTTTTTAAATCTGAATATTTTGTGTACATCCTCCAATATGTGTAAGTCCCTAACAAATCAAAACCAGTTGTTTTTTCTATAATGTTCTGTTTAACAAGCATCATAGATTCAAATACAGGGTCACCATAAATAGCAGTATCTAACACTGAGCTACTTGGATCAAAGTTTGTAATATTTGTTCTATGTAATATTTCACAATGTTTATTTAACAATTTTAATTCATCTTTTTTTAAAAAATTATTAATTACTTTATAATCAAAATCTTTTCCTATTTTGCCCATGCTACCACCGAATATCTTGTGCCTTCATCAACTGGAGTTACAGAGTGAGGGTAAATAAAATTACTTGGCCAAATAACCAAACGATTTTTATTTCTTTCAATTTTAATTATATTGTCAGTTCCAACAGCCTTAAAAACTAAATCTCCACCTTTATAATTATCATTTACAAAATATATTAAACTTAAAGTTCTAGGTGTAGTTGGACCATCATCTACATGAAATTTGTAATGTCCTCCAGGCGTATATTTTAAAACCTGTATATCACTTACTATAGGTTTAAGATAAGGTAAATTAAAATCTGTTGTATAAACTTTAATACATTGCATAAAATACGAAAATAATAGTGAGCACCAGTGAGTATTTGTCAAACTTTTATCGTGAACATTATGAAGACCTTTACGTTTAACATTTCTCATTTTTTTATCAATAATAGTTTCACCATTATTTACAATTCCCGCATCTTCATAAATAAAATCATTTTCACAAAGTTTCAAAAAAACTTTTAATGTGTTTTCAGAAAAAATATTATCAAAAGTTCTAATGTAACTTTCTATTCTAGCCATGTCTAAAGTTTTTTTACTTATTTCCATGATTTTTTATTCCACCATATTTGTTTATAATTATGTATTATTTTTGTACTTAATTTAAATCTTTTCTTTTCAAAAGAACTATCATCTATTTTTTCAATTTTCATTTTCCAGTTATCTCTTTTAAAAGGGAATACTTGAACATAAGGAGTTCCAGCTTTTACTGTAGATTCTAATACAGGATATTTATCTCCATTTATAATAATTGGAAAATTAACTGGATTTTCAAAAACATCTGTATCAACAATTCCAGATATTATACTAAATCTATCATCTGAGTTGTTAAGTGGGGGTAAAAAAAGACAAGAATAACCAGGAGGAGTAATTATAGTCCATGGGTTTAAAATTTTATGGAAAGGTAAATTTTTATTTTTTTTATTATAAGGACACTCCTCTCCTAATTGATGAGCTTGATGATAATTAGGACGATCTTTAGTATTAATATTAGCTTGAAATGCTGTCTCCTCTGACACATTAGTATCTGCTGTAAAATATCCTGCTACTCTATTACCGTCAACTATTGTATTGTGAGCTAAATAATAATCAACAGGCATTTTTAAAGTATAGCCGCTAGTTAAAGTATCCAAAAAAGGCATGCATCCTTTTATAGTTCTATTACCTATTTTATGATCTAAATTTTTATACCACTCAGGTATATTTAATTTAGTTGGTGTAGGGTAAAGATCTTTATTTTCAAGAATAATATCTTTCGCTTTAAATTTAATTATACTTTCGAACACAAAGTTTTATAACTTTGATTAAGGTATTTGTAAAGGATGATAATATGTTATTGAGTTGTCTTCGCAGTATTGTTCAAGACTTTTTTGATAAGGGTATGATATTGAAGAAGTATCTATACCTTCTAGTGCTTCTTTATAAGCCAAAACACCATTATAATAAGGATTGTTTTCATTATATGGTTTACAAAAATTAGTAATTTGAAGTATACGACTATTAATGATTGTTTTTAATGAGGCTTCATTGGGAAAGTTATGTTCTGCATCTTCATAAGATACGGTAGTACCATCATAAGTAACAGTTTTTAATTCTTTTCTTACGTTAGCAAAATCATCGTCAGATATATCTACTATGTTGTACATGTCTGAACTTATATTATAATTATTTACATTATCGTCTGTGCAGACTTTATATATTCCATTGTGATTTTTATGAAAAAATGCTTTTGCCATTTCTATCCTCTATCGTCGTAGATAACTACAACACCCGGTCCACCTGCTTGTCCAGATCCATTTTTGTTACCTCTGCTTCCACCACCGGACATATTAGTAATGTTGAAAAAAATATCGCTAGCTAAAGCTGGGGGAGCTAAAGTTGTTCCAGGTGCAGAGCCAGATGAAGCTGAAGATTGATTATTAGCTGAGTTTGGTGAACCACGTGCTCCTCCTGAACCAGCATTTGCTACCGCTAAATTAGTTATATTTGAATTACCACCTGCACTACCTGCATTTCCAAAACTACCGGGATTTCCTCCGCTTCCGCCTCCTCCAGCAGCGTATGAGTAAGTAGTTCCACCAGAAACTTCACCTGTAAAAAAACCATATGCACCAGCTCCACCTGGTTGGCCTTGAGGATTAGGGCCGTCTCCGCCTCCGCCTCCTCCGCCCCCACCGGAGCCAAGAAATGCTTGAAATTTTGTTGCGTTAGGACCGGCCACATAGTTTCCAGATGCTGGTCCTTTTTGAGCTATAACTAATTGCATGTTTGCAGCTCCAGCTCCTGAAGTTGCTGCTATAACTCTTCCAGAAGAATCAATAGTTATGTTTGATGCTGTAAAACTTCCAACTGCTGGTTTAATTATTCTTGGCATTTATTCTCCTAGTCTAACATTTCTACATAAGAAACATGAAAAGATAAATCATTGGCAGCGCCAGCTGTTACAGCAATTAAATCTGTTTCGTCTAAGTAGATAGGTCTTGAAATTAAATCTAAAGTTGAATCTGCAGGCACTGAAATTGTGCTTGCGATTTTATAATAAGTTGAACCATTGTCATTACTAATTTCTACTGTTGCATCAACAGCATTAGTTCCATCAATGTTTGCTAATAATATTGTATCAATTCTTACTGCAGTTTCTGCAGGGACATCAATCATAGTAGTTCTGTTTGTATCAGATAAACTACCCATAGCATTCTTAGGTGTAATTGTTGCTATGTTTACAAGATTCGGTGTTGCCATTTTTTATTCTCCTTCTAGATTAATATCCGAAAACCATGGAGAAGACAAGTCCTTTTCCATCAGTTGTTACAGTTTGTGTTGAGCTTGATGTTGCGTTAGTTACTTTTGTTCTACCTGTCCCGTTTGGAGCCACTGTTATATCTCCATTTGCGGCGTCTGTGATAGTAATTGTTCCAGAGTTTGTTCCACTATTTGTATCTAAAATAAGATCATGAGCACCACTAGATGTAATTGTAGCATTAGCAGACCCTGTTCCAACCTTAGTTTCACCACTTCCTTTTGGAATAATTGCAAAATCAATATTTGTATCTCCACCAGTTGCAGATATTGATGGCGCATTTCCAGTTGCAGCGTTTGTAATATCAAACTGGTTTACTGCGGATGAAGTTGTTTGAAATACTATTTGTTCGTTTCCATTCTCATCATTAATTCCATGTGCATCATCAAAAGCTATATTAAAACTATTGGTATCTAGATCGCCACCTAATTGAGGTGAGGTATCATCAACAACATCTCCTCCAAATTCTACTGCAGTTATATTTGGGTTTGTTCCATCATCTGCTCTTGCATAAGCCAATATAGTTTTACCATTTGCTATTGTAGCAGAACTACCTGATCCACTAACATATTTAAATGTTATAGATTGGCTGCCAGTTGTTGAATTTTTTAATAAATAAAGTTGTTGTACATCTAGAGGAATAGTGCAATTTCTAGTGGCTGTTAAAGATCCTGATGAAGTAAATTCTATAACTCTGTGTGCAAGAGTTGCACCAGTTGATCCATCAGAAACAGATAAAGCAATGTCCGCATCACTAGAAAAAGATTGTTGTGTAAATCCCCCTGCTAATTGTTCTACTAATTGTAAATTTGTATTAGTCTTCGTTCCCCATGTACCGGCGTTTTCACCAGTTGCTTGAAGTTCTACCCCTAAAGGTGTGTATGTTGATGCCATATTTAATTTCTCCTACGCGACGTCACTATATGTTATATTTGTACCTGTTGCAACATCAGAATACGAAATATTTGAACCAGTGTCAACGTCTGAATATCCTTGAATTCCAAAGCCAGTTGCAGTTCCAAATCCAGCTATAGAAGTAGTCATTTCTAATCCTGTTAATCCCATTACAACAGGTGGACTTAAAGAGCCAACAGAGACTGTTGCAGAAAATCCTGTTAATCCTATCACATCTGCAGGTGATATTGATCCTACAGATAAAGTTGCAGAAGATCCTGTTGGAATTATAATAGGACTTGAATTAATTTCAATACTACCAACAGAGGATGTAGCAGAAACTCCTGTTAATCCCACTACATCTGCAGGAGCTAAAGATCCCACAGAAGCTGTAGCAGAAACTCCTGCTGGAGTTACGAGTGGACTACTGTTAATTTCAGGAGAACCTACACTAGCTGTAGCAGAAACTCCTGTTAAACTAAAAGCAACACTACCTATTATTGTAGGAGCTCCAACGCTAGAAGTTGAAGAAACTCCTGTTAATCCCATTACATCTGCAGGACTAATTGATCCTACACCTGATGTTATTTGTGAACCTAAAGCAAGAACTACAACTTTGTTAACAGAGTCTCCGTAAGGTTCTTCACTCCAACCATTTCTACCCCAACCTACAAGTGTTCCAACATTTGCTAATTCTCCTATTGCAGAAGTTATTGATAAACCTGAAACGCCAACTACATCGGCAGCTGTTACAGTTCCAAGAGAAACTGTTGCAGAAATTCCTGTTGGTGTAACAATAGTTTGAGGAAATCCTTCTGCAGTTCCCTGCGAAGAAGTAATAGATAAACCTGTAGGCTTGACAGAATATTCAACACCCCAACCGGAGTTACTCCATTGTTGTCTTCCCCAACCTTCAACGTTAAAAGATTGCGGTGTTCCTAATGCTGTTGTTGCTCCGGGTGAAGATAAAGAAACTACTATTTCATCATCTTGCCATGCGTTGGCGCCCCAAGTATTTGTGCCCCAGGTTGATGCCATAAGGAAGACCTCCTTATGCTAATCTTATGATTGCGTTACTTGCGTCTGCTGTTGGAAATTGAATTGTAAAAGTTCCACTAGTTACAGTTTTATCTGAACCAAAAGCTATGACTGCTACAGCTTTGTCAGATTGTGTGTCGTTATAAATTAATGCACCGTTAGCTGTAAATGACGCACTTGTAAAACTAACATCTGCAAAATCACAAACAGCAGTTGTGCCATCTGTTGTCGGCGTTACACTCGTAAGAGTTGCTCCACCTGATGTATATGCTGTTCCAGATGAGTTTGTAATTTCGTTTGAAGTTGAAAAAGCTGTAGTTGAAGCACCTAAAGATGCATCACTTGTAAATAACGCTATTTTAAAAGTATTTCCAGTTGTTGCTGTAAAGTTGTGTGTGCCAACTAAAAGTTCTTGTTTAAAACTTGTACAAATTGCTGATGTTATTGCCATAATTTATCTCCTATGGGTTTGCTGAGTTAACTGGTATTCTAACTGCTCCGTCTGTGTAGTCGTCTCTTCGTCTTCTACCAA